TATTAAGATAGCCACCCCATTGGTTAGTATCACCACCGACTGTTGGTTTAGCTAGGTTTAAATTTGTTGAGTATGATGGCATATTTATTTCCTTTTGTTATTCATAAAATTATACATTATTTTCTGTTGTTTTTAGTGGTTCGACAATAACCTTACCGTTATCGTCAGTTAAGACTGAATCGTGTATTTCTTTATCTTGTCTTTCGCCTATAACTAACCAAGAAACTTCAGCATTTGAATCTGGGTTTTGACAATCAATAATAAGTTGTGAACCCATAACTTTAGCTCTAACAAGATCCCAAGCGTCTGCATTATTAACAAAGGCTTGTATATCTCTGTTTAGGGCTAAGAAGGTTCCAGCTGTCATGCCAAACCATTCATCAAGGTCTATAGTAGCTTTACCATTGTTTAGTTCAATTACACCTCTATAAAGGTTATCAGCTTGAGGGCCTTCAACAAATGAGTGAACAAGATGATGTGTGTCTGGTTTTAGTGGATGGTCAATTTTAAATGAACCTGATGATTTAGATAAAGCACCATTAACAGCAACGCCACTTGAAGTACAAGTTAATCTAGTTGTACCACCTCTTTGTAAAACAAGGTCTCCTGCTGGGTTATTAATATTACATTCACCATTATCGCCTTGAATACTAAAGTATTTAGTATTTGAATTTGTAGAATCTAAGATAGCAATAGCATCAGTAGTTTCTTCTTCTGTAATCTGTAAACCACCGCCAACAATATCTAGCTTGTGAGAAGGCGAAGTAGTTCCTATACCAAGGTTTCCTGAACTGTCGATACGCATTTTTTCTGCATTACTTGTAGAAAAAGTCATAGCACCTGCTTCTCTATTTATTAAAGCTACACTTGTGCCAACAGCACCGAACCTAAACCCATCTGAACTGGTTGCACCAGTCGAACTGTTTGTCATTTGAATTAAAGATTCAGTTGTAGATGAATTAATATGTAAAGGGGTTACTGGCGAAGCAGTTCCGATGCCAACTCTTGAATTGCTATCTACGACTAATGTATCAGTACCAGCACTAGCTTCAAATCTTACTGGGGTTGTGTTATTTACAACATCAAAGAAAGTAAAATGACTATTAGAAATATTTGTACCTATGTTCCAAAATTCAGTATTATTCGGTGCGAAAACCATACGAGAGTTATTTGAAGAAGTTGTACTTGCTAGTTTTAACTGAATATTTGAAGCTGACCTGACATCTAAGACCTGACTTGGCGAAGTAGTTCCGATGCCAACTCTGCTATTTGTATTATCAACTCGCATAACTTCACCATTGGAAGTTGAACCAAAAGCTACGTTTCTAGCTGAATCACCTGTTAAATTTAAAACACCTGAATTGTTATGTAGTTTACCAATAACTGAATCACCTGTAGCACCACCTATAAAAATACTATTACCGTTTGACACTCCAATATGACCACCAGTTACTGAGAGTTTGTAACTTGGCGAAGTAGTTCCTATGCCAAGGTTGCCTGAACTGTTTATTCTCATACGTTCAGTTGATGCTGTGTTAAAAAATAATGTATTGCTTGAGGAAGAACCTGCAATATTTGCACTTGTACCACCCCACTCTAAACTTGAACCATCTGAAAGTCTGGCTGTACCATTAACATCTAATATTCTAGCTGGCGAAGTAGTTCCTATACCAAAATTACCTCTATTAATAAAACTATTAGCATTAGCATCAAATTTTATTACATCACCAACACCTAATTCAAAAAGTGTAAGAAAACCATGTCCTACAGCGCTTTCCCCCATTTTAGCAACAATATTACCACTCGTACTCTGTAAAATAGATATATTGTTGCCAACACCTGATGATTTAACAACTAAATCACCATCAAGATATTGGTCGCCTACTACATGCAGTTTATCACTTGGCGAACTCGTTCCTATCCCTACGTTGCCTGATGGAGTAAATCTAGCATATTCGGTAATAACTGAGCCATTATGACCTTGAAAAGCTATACCACCATTACTAGTATTATCCCTTGCCCTTATAATAAGATAATTGGCATTTTGCAACATTAATCCAAATTGATTAGTACCGTCAGTATCTTGTATTCTTATTTTTGGTGAACTACTGCTTAAGTGTAATAATTCTGCTGGAGAAGTTGTTCCTATGCCAAATTTACCTAAATTATTAAATCTAGCATACTCTGTTACAGTAGAAGTTGCTTGACCTTCAAAAGCTATAGCACCATTAGTAGCATCATTCCTTGACCTAATTCTTAAACGTGTGCTGTTGTACATAATATCAGCAAAGCCATTAGTAACATCTGATTCTCTAATTCTAATCTTTGGGTTTGTATGGCTTAGCTCTAAACCATCTGAAGGAGAAGTCGTTCCAATACCGACATTGCCTGAGGTGTCAATCCTAAATCTTTCAGCATAATTTGTACTAAGAGTTAAAGCAGTTCCGTTTGAACCTACTCGTATTTGGTCAGCAGTAGAACTTGTATTACCAAATGTAATAAATGAAGATGTACCACCAGTATTTTTAAAATTACCAAGAATTGTAGTACCACTTGCATTTACGTCTAATTTTCTAGTTGGCGAAGTCGTGCCTATGCCTAGGTTTCCACCATTAAAGTAAGAGTTACCTTCAGAATTTATAAATACTGTTGTGCTATTACCATCTTCTTTTAGTGTTATTTGTCCATCACCATCACCACCAACACCAAGCAACACTCTTGATAAAGCTGCATTATTTGGGTCATTAATAGATATATAAGAACTAGCATCTGAATCAGCAGAACCTACAACAGTTAAGCCGTGAGTGGGCGAAGTCGTGCCTATGCCTAATCTACTTGCACTAGCATCCCAAAATAGAGCCGGTGAAATACCTGCATCTTCGTAGAAAGAAATGTCTCCGTTATTAGCTATATCTAATCTTGTTCTTGTACCTGTGCCATTATGCGTACCTTTAAAAACATAACCACCATATTGTTCGTCTTGTATGCTATCTAAAATTAAATCATTATCATCTACATTTAAAGCTGCTGATTCGCTGGTTACAGTACCATATCTAGTTATATATAATGCTCTACCAGCATTATTAGTATCAAAGTAGGCATCACCCTGAACAGTCAAGCCATCACTAACGACTGTACCAGTAACATCTATCCCTGTTGAGGTTGTGGCTAGTTTTTGTGAACCAGCATGTCTTAAATTTACTGCACCACCAGTAACAGCAGTAAGCATTGTTTGACTATTAGCTGTGTCATAGAAATTAATTTCAGCACCATTAGTTCTTAAAGATAGATTTCCTGTGCCAGAATCTTGTATAAAACTATTATTACCATTGTGATAAATCTGTAAATCTTGACCAGCACCTAGTCTGATTCTTTCGTTGTCGCCTAGATCCAATCTATCAACCGAAACATTACCAAGCGAAACAGATGTGCCACCTGCACCGAAGATAGCATCAATGGTGTCTAGGTCTGCGTTAAGTTTAATACCCCAAGTATCTTCGGATGCACCTGGTTCTGGTTTAGTTAGGTTTAAGTTTGTTGTAAATGTATCTGCCATCTATGCTGCCTTTTGTTTATCTAATTCTGTCCAAGTAGTTGATGGGTTTGTTTGATCGGTCCAAGTTGCTGCGGCAACATTTTGATCTGTCCAAGTGTCCGATGGAACTACAATATCTTCCCATTTTAGCCCACCTATCGCTATAAGTGAACTTGTTTGAGCAATGGTTGAAGCTGCTGAGAATATTATACCACCACTTGCAGCAAAGCCTGAACTTTGTGCTACAACCGCTTCCCCTTTGGCTGTGATGAAACCAACACTTATAAAGTCTGAGTTTGCGGCTATGGTTGCTTGAGCACGATCTATTTGTGTGCCTTCAGCATTGAAACCTGAAACAGCTTGTATGGTTGCTGTCGCTTTATCAATCTGTGTACCTTCTGCACTAAAACCAGAAGTAGCAGCGATGACTGCTGTTTCAACGTGTATTTGTGTGAGTGTGCCAGCTCCAGAAGTTGTGGCTGCAATAGTTGAAGTTGCCTGTATAGCAAGCTCATTCCATTTGGACCTGCCGTAAAAGCCCTTATTGTAGCCTATGCTGGCCATGCGTTATGCCAAGGTTATATCTAAGTCACCAGCATTGAATCTGAATACATCCCCTGTGCTAACAACTTTAGATGAAGTTAAATTTGCATAAGCCATTAAGTTGCCACTGGAAGAAGCATCAAAAATACCAACAGCTACAACTGTGCCATAGTTGGCTGTTGCAGTTGGATATTCTATTGCTGCTGTATTACTTGCTTGTGTTGGGTTTGTACCTGACACAGTAAAAGCAGCAGTTTTTCTGGTGTAACCACCACCTGATACTTCAGTACCACCACCTGTATCGGTAGGAGCAACTGTATAAAGTGCTACATATAATGTTCCAGGAGCAGTATAAGCACTGCCACCAAAAACGTGTTTTAAAACTTTATCTTCTAAATAATCTGAAAATCCTGCCATAATTTATTCCTTACTTCATGTGGTAAACATTTCTTTTTGATTTGCCGTAGGTCTTTCTTCTTTGCATTAAAGATCCTTTGCCAAATTCAGCTTTCTCTTGTTCCATTTTGATTTCCTCTAGGGCCTTTTCAAATAGAGCAGAAAACATTGCTACTCTGTCATCTTCCATTAAATAGATAGATGCGTGCTTTAATGCTCCATACAAGTAAACATCTTGATGGTTAGCCAAAACAAAATTACTTGTGTTGGTATCGCTTAAAGCATCAACTTTTGCGTAGTAGGTTAATTGTAACGTATAACTGTTGTCAGGGGTAGGGCAAAGTTCCATTGTTGAATCAACAAACGCATAATACACTGGTTGACCTGTAGAGTTGTTAATTGATTTTCTGTAAACGTCTAAACTTTCTATTGATTGTTGGAACAAAGGGCTAAAGTTATTAGAAGCAATTTCTACATTAACACCTTCTAACCAATCGGTTGGTAATGATAAGTATTGAGCATCTGCTGTGGCAGTAGCTCTTTTAATCATTTCTTTTGTTCTTATTCTTCTATTTAGTTCACCCTCGACACTATCAATAAACATATCCATCTGACTTGTTAGGTCTGACCTATTTAAGTAGTTTGCTATGTTTGTTTTTAGTTCAGAGTAGTTCATACCTTACCTTTCCATGTTCTAAATAGTTTGTTGTCTGGGTCGTTTAGCCATTTCTTCCATGCTGCTCGGTCATTGACCCAACCTTCTCGTACAGCTTTATTATAAATTATTATTGGCACTTCTGCGACATGACGTAAATCTTTACCAGGTTTGTTGTGACTGAGCATTTTAACGTGCTCTAAGACTGGTTGAATGTTTTGTTGAGTGTGAACGTGATAAGCCGTATCACTATTGTTGTCTAGTTCTTGAGTAACAACAGCAGATTTAAAATCTTTTTTACTATCTACGATTGTAGTTTTTTTAGTGGACATAAAAAAAGTGGGAGAGCCGAAGCTCTCCCTAGTTAAATAACTATCCTGTTAAGTCAGCGACTACACCATGAGCAGCTTCGTTGCTCATTTCTAGTCCGTACTCAGCGACAATCATTTTAGTTTCAGCATCACCAATTTTAGCAATGTCTTGAACATTAAAGTCTCTTAAGAAAGAAACTTTTGCGTATTCAGGATCTACTAATAGTAATGATCTTTCTCTACTTAGATTTGATGGTACGATTTTTAGATCGCCAAAATCAGAAGAGTAGATAGAAACAGATGCTTCTACTGTGTTTGCATCAACAAATTGTCTTGCTTGTGATCTACCTGTAAAACCAGAAATAACTTGTTTGTTAACTGGACCACAGATTGCTATTGATGGTTCACCACCATTTGAAAAACAAGATTGAAGAACAGCTTTAAGTAGAGGTTCTGTTAATGCTCTTTTGTTAGCATTACTTGCATCTGTTGGAGCAGCACCAGCAGCATTACTAGCACCACCTGTTCCTCTTGAAACATTAGATTCCATCCAAGATTCAAAACCACCAGT